TTTTTTTTTTTTTTTTGTTTCCCAGGAAGGGTCGGTAAAGAAATTTAGTTTCCCCCGCCGGGTCTTTTTTATGCCTCAATCTGCATGACATATGGTGTGTTGCTCTCCATACGCTCATCCACATCCTGAAGCATGATATCTGTCAGCTCCTTCAATGCCTCGAACATGCTGTCGGTGATGAGTCTCTTATCGTGTCTTTCCTTCACTACTCCGATTATGTAGCCGGCTGTGAGTGCAGCTTCCTTTGCGTCTGCGCTCTCCTCAATCTTTCCGATCATGCCGATGCACTTCTTAAATTCCTTGTACTGCTTCATTCCTGCTGTGTGTTTTTTTAATAATTTCATGGTTTTTTCTCCTTTGCTGTTAATATACCCAAACCCTCATTCCGAGTCTTGGCTTGTCAATTGTCTCAATAAATTTCACTCCGAGTGAATCGAAGTCCTCTATCTTATCATGCGCTCTGACTCTTATACCCTCGTACAAGAGCTCGGCATCCTCATTCGTGGATCTGTACACCTCCATGTAAGATGCCGGGCCTATTCTGCTTGTTACCTCTTTTAGTTTGAAATCCGCTCTTTCCATCTTTATTACCTTCCTTTCGCTGGAAATCTTTTTGCTAAGTCTCTTGTTGCCATCTGAAATGCCTGCTCTCTCTCGTCTCCTGTGGCTCTGATTATTTCCCGGCCATTCTGCAAAATCCTGATTGTATGCTCACCAGGCTTTTCTTTGAGCGCCATTGAGAGATGGTGCCGTTTCTGTCTGGGACTGAATGTCTCATAGAAGAGGTCTATCATTGTCTTCATACAGTTTTCCTTTCCGTGCTCCTTATTGGTTCAAAATTACAATCACTGATATGATGATTGATGCTATTGACGGCAGAAGAGAAATCCACCAGTATTTTTCTTCTGTCTTTTCTTTTTCGTAATCTGTCATTTCGTTCCTCTCCCCGGGCTTGCCGGAACACCGCACGAAATGGATTCATTGTTCACAAGAGGATTTGCTGTATATATGGGTAGTTTTGCGGTGCTCCGGTAAGCCCGGATATATTTTTTATTGATTCAGCATGCACTTCACTTCTGCCTTGAGTTCAATGAGGCTTGCAAGGTATGCCGCCTCTGCAAGGGCTTTTTCTCTCTTGAGGGCTTGATATTTCTCCTCGTTCCAGTCCCCTCTCATTCTCAGACAGAATCTGTTATATTCTTCATCCTTCCTGTTGTCTGCCTCATCTGCTTTATCTATTTTCTTGAGGATTTTCTCAAGTCTGAGTGATTCTTCCTTTGTCATGGCTTTTTCCTTTCTTATTCATTAAATCTCGCTTGCTTTTATCTCTCATCTGGCCTTATACTCTATTTACAGGATTTGATAATGTCCAAGTATTATGAAAGGAGGTTTGACTAATGAGTAAATTCGAATATTCCCTGTCTGATTCAGATATACAAGCAATTACTTTTGCGCTTGAATTGTTTCCTTCTCTTGAGCTCGAAGGTGATAATGAAATTCAAGCAAATATTAACTATCAACTTTGTTTGTCAGTAGGTCGCAAAATCATTCATCATGAGCCAAATATATCTGCAAACGAATTTAGAGTTGTTTATTGTGCTCTGCAGGCTGTCCAGCTTATTAATAGCAATGATTTAGATGTTGAAATTGATTCTGACATAAAAAAACAATGTAATACCTATTTTTTTACTGTTAATAAACTTGTTGCCGCTCTTGAGCCGTTTTTGCCTAAGCAATAATTAAACCGAATGTATTGATTACATTCTTCACAATTAGTCTTTACAAGCTGTTGTATTCTTTCAGCAGCTTGTTTCTTAAAATTGTTCATTCACTCTTCTTTCCTTTCCACATTGCTTTTTAATGAGTCCCCAGAGCTTCGTAAACAATTACAAAAGCTGTAAGCGCCACGCACACAAACGCTACCCACGCTGTGTACATCCTACTTCCTAGTGGTATTTTGTTCATAATTACAATGCACGATATTGCAATTATGTAAACCAGGAGTAAAAGTATTACTTCATACATGGTTATTTCTTTTCTCCTCTTATCTCGTCTAATATTTCATGCAGTAATGCGGTCTGGTACATTATTTCCTTTCCTATAACAGAGTCCGGATCCATACATACCGACTTTCTTTTCTTTTTTGCTTTTTCTCTCTTGATTTCGTTTCTTTGCATTTCTGCAAACTTCGAAATTTCTTTATAAATTTGATTTCCCATATGGTTTTTCCTTTCCGCACTCTGTGCTAATGTCTGCCTTACAAGAGGACCTTTAGACATCTTGCCCTTGTGTCATCCGGATACAAGGGCCTTTTATATTCAATGTTGTCTCTGCATCTCTCCCATTTCAGTATTTGTTTTATTTGTTCCGGTATCTCTTCCGCTTCCTGCTGTGTCAGTCCCAGCTCCACGGCTTTATCCAGTGCGTACTCTGCAATTTTGTTTATTCTTGCAAAGCTTTCCAGTTTCTCGTCTATAACGTTTTTTCTTTGCATGTGTCCTTCCTTTCATAGCCTGACCTTATTCATTGTCCTCGTGATCTCACCGTCTGCTCCTGTCAGGTACAGCACCGCGAGGATCGTCTCCAGCTTGACGCCATTCCTCAGCTGATGTGACAGCGCCTGTGGTGTTACATCAAGAAGGCTCGCTACCTGCTCCAGCTTGATGTTATCGTCGAACATCAGCTGTCTGCACTTGCTGGTGAGCTGCTTTCTCACGTCAATGATTCTTCTGTTTGTTGTTAGTTCTCTTACTCTTGGCATGGTTTTCTCCTTTCTGTTAATTATCTGCATCAACTTAAAGTTGACTTAGTGGGCAAAAAAATATTATCAACAGGGATATTGTATATCCTACTCATCATTTCAAGCTGAGCAGGCTTAGGTATAACTCTATTGTTTTCCCAGTTGACAATTGTCTGCTTATTGAGGTGCATTTGCTCGGCAACATCAGCTTGCGTCATGTTTGCGTTTACCCTAGCGGCCGCTAGGCTAATCTGTAGCTTATCCAATTGAATACGCTCCTTTCTTGATTGACTATCTTTGTTACATCCTCATAATATATCAACTTTTAGTTGATGTCAATACTAAAAGTTGATTTTTTTATTTTTTAGCTTGTCTTTTTTCAACTTACGTTTTATAATACAAATAAAGAAAGGGGATGATTATTATTTCAGAACAAGAATTTAATCAAATTTTTTCAAAGCAATTAAAACATCAACTTCAAATACACGAAATGACACAATCTGATTTGGCCAAACGTCTTGGAGTCAGTACACAGTCTGTTACTAATTGGTGTAAGGGTGCGAAGACTCCTCGGATGGATAAAGTAGATTCCATGTGCAAGATATTTAATTGTCGCAGATCTGACCTGATGGAAGAAAAATCTTCGATTTCGCTCAATAATAATGATAAAACAATTCTTGATAAGTACCACCTGCTTAATGATGAGGGCAAGCAACGGCTCCTGGAGCGTGCCGATGAACTTATTGAACTTGGTTACGTTGCAAAAGGGGACGTACTGAAAGAGGCGTAAGGTACTCCGTTGAAAAAAATATTATAAAATTTAAATAAGGAGGCACTTATGGATAAAAAGGAATTTGATGAACGTTTAAATGCATTGTCTGAAAGAGT